GCCCCCGGCCGCCCGTACCGGCACGGGGCCAACGACGGCAGCGACCCGCGCCGTAGCGTGAACTCCCCTGCGGATCGGGGGAGTTCATTCCGGAAGAGGCTCCCGCACACGGAACGTCCCGTGGCGCTCCCGGACGGCGGCCCTCTTGATACGGCCCCGCCGAGGCGCCATATTGGTCCGGACCATTGCACGCGCGGCGTCCAAGTCGTCCGCGCCGCTGCTGGAAAGGGGAGTCCGGCCTCGTGCGACGCGTTCCCGTCCCCGCTCCCCGACGTCACCGCACGCTCGGGCGTGTCGTGGCCTTGTGCGTCGCGTCGGCGCTGCTGACCGCCTGCGGCCGGAGCGTCACCGACGGCGGTGAGAGCGGCCGGATGCCCGGGGCGCCGACCGGCGTCACCGCGGCGGCCGGGAGCGCGACCAGCGTGCACGTCATGTGGAACGCGGCACCCGCGGCCTCGGGCGTCGCCGGATACGAGGTGTACCGGGGCCCCACGAAAGTGAAGGACGTACCGGCGTCCGAGCACATGGTGGACGTCACCCGGCTCAGCCCCTCGACCACGTACGTCTTCACCGTGCGGGCCCGGGACACCGACGGCCGGCTCGGTCCGCGCAGCCGGTCGGTGCGGGCGACGACCCCGGCCGCCGTCGTGGACCACTCGGCCCCGTCCCGCCCGCTCGACGCGCACGGCCGGGCGGTGGGCAGCCGGGCGGCCCAGCTGTCCTGGTCGCCGTCGACGGACGACCGGGGCGTGGTCTCCTACGACGTCTACCAGGCCCGCACGAAGATCCACAGCGTGGGCGGCAACCAGACGGCGACCGTGGTCACGGGCCTGCGGCCGGGTACCCGTTACTCCTTCACCGTGCGGGCCCGCGACGCCGCCGACAACCTCTCCCCCGCCAGTACCGCCGTCCGGCTCACCACCGCGCCGGGCTCCGACGACGGCCGGGCCACCGCGCCCTCCGCCTTCCGTGCCACGACACACCGGGCGGACGGTTCCCACTACCTCGACCTGAGCTGGGTTCCGCCGCGCACCGACGGGGTGGTGACGCGGTATCAGGTCCAGCTCGACGGGCAGCCGGCCACCTCCCTGGTCTGGGGCGGCACCGCCCCGCGCGAGAAGGCGTCGTACAGCTTCTTCGTGGGTCTCGGGTTTGAATCCCGAAAGCGGCTCCACAGGAAAGGCCCAGGTCATACCCTCCGACCTGGGCCTTTCTCATTTCCTTGATCGGTACGTGGTCTAGCCCACGGCCCTGCGGGGCGGGAAAACAGGCCTGATGGGTCCAAGATGGGTCCCCGCACGGATCCCAGTGGGACCCAGTGGGGCCCGCGGCCTGTCAGGCCACCCGGCGGCGCTGCCTCTTCATCACCCTCTTCATGGCTGCTACCTTCTCTGGTCGGGCGAGCTGTACCTGGTAGCTGTCGGCCGTCTCCACCGGGGCATGCCCGAGCTTCGCCGCCTGCTCGGCCTTGCGGTAGGCGGTGACGAGGTCCAGGGACGCCGAGGCGGTCGCGGCGTGCATCTCGGGCAGGACCGTCTGGTAGGTGTCGCTCGTCATCCGCAGGGACGCGTGCCCGAGCATCGCCTGCACGACCTTCGGGGCGACGCCGGCGGCCAGCGCCAGACTCGCCGCCTCGTGGCGGCCGTCGTGGAGCCGGATCGGTGGCAGCCCGGACAGCTCCACCAGCCGGTCTCAGCGGTCGGAGAAGAGCTGCGGGTGGTACACCGAGCCGTCTTCCTTGGTGAAGACCCGGTCGGCGGCCTCGGTGGGCGCGGGCACGCCGGCCGACGTCCACTGCTTGCGTTCGGCGGCCTGCTCCTCGCGCCAGGCCCGCAGCAATATCACCGAGTCCCGGTTCAGCTTGATGTCGCGGACGCTGTCGGCCTTCGGGGCGTCCTCGTGCACCTCGTAGGAGATGGACACCATCTGCTCCCTGATGTGGATCACCTCAGCGTCCAGGTCCACCTCGTCCCAGGCAAGCGCGGTCAGCTCGCCGCGGCGCAGGCCGTGGAAGAGGACCAGGTGCCAGGCGGGAAAGTGGCGGTCGTAGGCGATGTGATCCAGGAACTCGGCGGTCTGCTGCAGCGTCCACACCATGACCGGGCTCGGCTTCTCGCCGGTGCGCTTCCAGCGGGCCACGCGCGGCGGGGTCCAGGCGAGCGCGCGCGGCTTGGTCACCTTGGGGAGGCTCACGAGCGCTGCATAGTTCTTGGCGATCAGCTCCTCCCTCAGTGCGTCGGAGAGCGCGGAGGACAAGGTGGCCTTGATGGTGCCCATGGTGGCCGGGCCGGTGGTGCGCTGCAGCTTCTTCCGCTCGGCCAGGTACTCGTCGCGGGCCGCTGCCCACACTGCCCGCCGGCGGGCCCGCTCCTTCTTCTCCTCCGGGTTCCCGGTGGGCGCCTCGTGCCACGCGGTGGCCGCCGCGTCGGCGGCCTCCTTCAGCTCGGCGACCCTGGCCCGGTGCTCCTCGCGGCGCTCGTTGTCGGAGATGATCCAGTCGAACAAGCCCTGGCAGTGGCGGGCGCGCAGGTCCCGCATTTTCAGCGTGCCCAGGTGCGGCACCAGGTACAGCTCGATGTCGCGCTCGTACTCGTGGACGGTGGTCCGCTTCAGCTCGGTCTTCTTCTTCTTGAGCCAGCGGGCCAGAAATTCGGTGACCGTCTCGTCCGACAGGACGTTCACCCCGGCCTTGGAGGCCCGCCACACTTCCTCGGCCTTGGCCGCGGCCTCGGCCTGCGTGGCGAATCCGCCCTCACGGGCCCGCTTCCGCTTCCTGGTGCCGTCGCGCTCCAGTTCGATTGAGTAGTACCAGGAGCCGTGGGCTCGTTCCTTGAGCCGGGGACAGGCCCGCTCGAGGTGGCCGATTTTTTGCTTACCGTCACCGTCGAGGACGGGTGTGCCGTCCGGGCGAGTTAATGGCCCCTTGCAGGCACACCTTTTGAACGTCTTGTCTTCGAACATCGTCCCCACCCCTACGCCGGGTTGTCTCTGTCGACGCCCATTGTTACCGGAAGTTCCCGGGGTGATCCTTCGCTTGCCGGTGTATGGTGTGCGCAGGTTGGCGCGGGGGAGAACGCGACAACGAGATGGCGACGACGAGCACTCTGGCCGCCGATCGGCGCGGAATGAGCCTGGACGAGGTCTTGGCGCTGCCCGCAACGGTCAACGTCGTGACCGCAGCCCGCGCACTGGGCATCGGGCACAACAAGGCATACGACCTGATCAAGGCCGGTCAATTCCCCGTGCGGATACTGGCGATGGGGAGCACGATCCGTGTTCCAACGGCCGCCCTCTGGGAGGCGCTTGGAATCGGCTCTCTGCGTCAGGGAGGACCTGCACAGACTGCTGAGTGAGTAGGGAATGGCATGCCGCGCTTGTACGGCTTCGACAACCAGGCTCTGACGCGTGTGCGTGCCAAGGAGCAGCAAGTTGTGCGTGAGGCCGTCGGTCGTCTGCGTGCCGGACAGTCGCAGGCCGCGGTCGCTGCCTGGATGACGGCCGAGGGCCACCGGGGCACGATGGGCGGCGAGTGGACTTCCATGACGCTGGGCCGCCTGCTGGGCAATCCGGCGATCGCCGGCCTGGAGCGTGACCCTGCCACCGGCGAGCTACGTGAGACCGGCCGGGAGGCGCTGATCACGCCGGAGGAGTTCCAGTGGCTGCAGCAGCGTCCCGGCCGGCCGGGCAGTGCGCGAAACCCTGAGGGCCGCGAACCCGATTACGACTACTGGCTGAGCGGTGGGCTGGCCCTGTGCGGGCAGTGCGGGCAGCAACTGACCGGTGGCCGCACCAGTGCGCGCACTCCGTCCTACCGCTGCCCGACCACCTTCGAGGGGCGCGGCGGCTGCGGCAAGGTCCGCATCACCGCGTCGTTGCTGGAGGATCACGTCGCCGAGCATGTTCTCGGTGAGCTGATGCGCCCGGGCGCGCAGGCTGCACTGGAGCAGGTCCGTGCCGCTCTGGCGGCCGAGGCCGATGAGGCGCGCGGCCGGATCGCCGACCTGGAGAGGTCACGGACGGAGCTGGCCGGGCCGTACGCGGACGGCCAGCTGTCGCGGAGCGCGTTCGTCGCCGTCGACCGGCAGGTCAGCGCCAGCTTGAAGAAGGAACGGGCGCGGCTGCGGTTCCTGGAGCAGGCCGTGAACGTGCCACTGGGTGGGATCAAGGACCTGGCGCGCTGGTGGGAGCACGCCCCTTCGAGCTCCAAGCGGGGGCTGGCGATGCTGCTGCTGTCGAGGGTCGAGGTCCGTTCGGCGCGGGCGCGCGGGGTACGCGATGTGGACGACCGGGTCACGCTGACGTGGCACAACCCGGTCGCCGCGTAAGGGTGGCGTACGCCGGGCGCGTCAGTCCTGTACCTGGTGGTCGGGGGACGTCGCCCACCAGTAGATGACCTCGTTGAGGGTCTGTACGCCGAGCTTTCGCCGTAGCTGCCCCAGCTGCTCGTTGACCCAGGCGGAGGCGAACCCGAGGTTCTTCGCGGCCTGCGCCTGCGTGCGTCCCGCGCACAGCTCCCGCAGGATTGCGCGCGTGCTGGCGGTCGTGACGAGGCTCTTGTCGCTGTGGGTTCGGCCGTGCCACGGGGTGGCGCGCTCCCAGAACAGGTCGAAGACCGAGACGATCTGCGCCACCATCAGCGGATCGGACACCATGACGGCCTCGTCGGGGGAAGGCTCGCCTGTGTGCACGGGAATGAACGCCACGCGGCGGTCAAAAATAATGCTGCGGGGGAAGCGGCCGTTGAACGTGCGGACCTCTGCGCCGGCGGCGGCCATGTTCTTCGCCCAGTTGCCGACTGTGGCGACGCGGCGTACGGAGCTGTGGTATAGCGTCCGCATCTGCGCGCCTTGTTCGAGGGCGCGGCGGTCGCGGCCGAAGCTGAACGCCAGGTCCTCTGGCCTGCGTTGGCCGGGCTGCGCGGAGATGATCTCAGTGCGGGCGGCGGAGTGCTCTTGGGAGATGTGCTCGTTGACCAGGTCGCGGCCGGCGAGGTGTTGGATCGACTCGTGCGGCGGTCTCGATGCCTCGAACTGGTCCTGAAGAGAGGCCAGAAATCCCGGCAATTCCCCTGCATAAGCGGCAAGTGCGGATAGGTGAGTGTGGATCTGCTGCATCATCTTGAACGCCGAGTGTCGGGGTTCTACGACGCTGTAGGTGTCTTTGCTTGGAGGGGTCTCCACTACAAGGCCAGCTGTCAGTAATTCGGCAAGTCCCGGGGTCTCCGGGTCTAGTGACCTACCGTCTAGCGTCTTCCTGTACACGGCGGCTGCCTGTCCGGACAGATCAGGCAGCTCGGGAAAATGTGGCACCTAACATCCCCTGAATTGTGTGGCTCGTGAAAGTACGGTAACTCCTCGACTTGATCTTCCACACGCTTCCATTACATCGTGATCTTGACGGGCGCAGGTTGCGAACTCGTGGCCCCAGCCGGTTGGTTGCTGCCGCCGCGGACGCCTGCCCGTCAGGCCATCTTGTATGTGACCTCAGGGGAACCAGTGGTATTCAAGCGTGCTTTCCGTGCCTCTTTCGCTGTTGCGCTCGCCGCGCTCGCCGCTCTCGTCGCGGTGGGGGCACCGCAGGCGGCGCAGCATCGGATCAAGGCCGACACGACGTGGAACGTCGTCGTCGGCGGTGTCGTTCCCGACCTCACGACGGACGACACGACCTGGAACCTTCCCACCGGCAACGCCGCCAGTGGCGGCCACACCGTCGAGCCGGCCGACACCACCTGGTAGCCGACCGCGTGCGCCCAGGGGGCCGCACCGCGTCTTGGGGTGTGGAGCTGGCGAGCATGGCGTAGGTCCATGGCGGGGGGTCCCGCCCTAGGGGAGGGGTAGGAAAGTGGCGATCGATCCGGCACGCATTCGGAGGCGCATGGAGGAGGCCGAGCGTTCCGGCCGCCCCGCTCCGGGTGTTTGGGAGGCGCAGGTGGCCCTGCGTGCACTGGCCGTGGTGATCGAGGAGGCGCCGGAGCAGGTGCCGCAAGAGGTCTCGCGCGCCGCGGTGGCGCTGGTGCGGGCTAGCTGAACAGCCGGTGCGTTCGATTGGGGCGGGCACACAGTGCCCGCCCCGACACATGTCCTGACCGGCGAAAATTGCCCCAAAAAATCTAGCCCCAGGCCGGCAATGGAGCTAGAATAAGAGGAGCGGGCAGGGGAAAAGCCCCTAGCTCACAGCCTCTTGGAGACGCCGTGACGATTCAGACGCTGCCGATCAGCGACATCCGCCGCAACGAGCGCCAGCCCCGCGAGTTCTTCGAGCCCAACGCCCTGCAGGAACTCGCCGACTCCATCAAGCGGTTCGGTCTCATGCAGCCGATCGAGGTCCGCCGCGACGGCGACGTCGGCGGCTACGAGATCGTCGCGGGCGAGCGCCGTTGGCGCGCCCACCAGCTCGCCGGGCTCACCGAGATCCAGTGCATCATCACCGAGGACGACCTCACCGAGATCGAGCGGTTCAAGCGGTCGGTGGCCGAGAACATCAACCGCGCCGACATGACGCCGATGGAGGAGGCCAAGGCGTTCCGTCGCCTGATGGACGAGCAGGAAGGCGCCGAAGCCAAGGACGTCGCCAAGGAGTTCGGCAAGTCCTCGCAGTACGTGATGCTGCGCCTGGCCCTGCTGAACCTCACCGAAGAGGTCCAGCAGCACGTGAACTCGGGCGCGATCGGCACGCAGGCCGCCGTGCAGATCGCCGCCCTCACGCCCGGCAACCAGGCCGCCGTGATGAAGAAGTGGGCCAAGGGCGCCTTCGCCGGCGACAACGAGCTGGTCCACTTCGCGTACGCGCTCAAGCAGCAGCAGGGCCAGACGTTCGCACTCCTCGTGGAGGACATGACGCCCGAGGAGCGCGAGGAGCGGCAGCGCGAGCGCACCACGACCCGCAGCAACATCGACCGGATCGAGCGGGTCCTCGGCCTGCTGGAGGAGCTGGGCAAGGCCGACCCGCTGAAGCTCGCCCTGGCCCTGGAGGGCGAGGTCGGCAAGCGCATGGACCAGATGGGCCGCGTGGCCGACGCGGTCGCCAAGGCCCGCTGGAACCTGCGGCAGGCCAAGGCGCACGCCGAGGCCCGCGAGATCGCCCGCCTGAACCCCGACGCCGAGCACGAGAGCCTCGCGGCCAAGGCCGAGCCGGAGGCCAAGGCCGAGGACGCAGCCAAGGCCGAGTCGGCCGAGCTCAAGCCGGGGCCCAAGCCGAAGGTCCCCGCCAAGAAGGCCACGGCCGAGCGCGCCGTCCCGAGGCCGCGCGCCCCCAAGCGGCAGGCCCCGGCCAAGAAGGCCGCCGCCAAGCCCGCCGCGGTCTGACCCGGCACGGCCCGACCCAACCAGGATGGGTCTCCCCCATCCAGCGAAAGGAAACCCTGTGAGCGACACCGCCGACCGCCCCGACTGGTCGCGCATGAAGCCCGGCGACTTCGGCCACCGAGTCAAGCCCGCCCAGGACGCGCTGTTCCTTGTCGACGATCAAGACGCCTGTGGCACCGATGCCCTGGACGGCATGGGCTACGGCGCCGCCCTGTGGGCTGACCAGGACGGCAAGCCTCCGGCCGGTCCGGATCACCCCGGTCGATAAATGTGCCACAACGCTCGATCGTGGTACGTTCTGTTTGCTGATCGGGAACGGCTGCAGCCGCGGAACCGGCCCCTCAGCAATGCCGTGGCATGCGGCATCCCCCAACGGTGTCTGACGGGCGGCAAAACCCCCGCGCCCTGTCCGTCAGACGCCGGCCCCGCCCATGCGGCGCCACACGGGGACACCGCTGCGCGCACCCGCGAATGGACCCGCCCACGCCACCCGGCCGGGCGGGTCTCCGCGTCCCCAGGAGAAACCCTGTGACCGCGACCTACCGCTCCGACCATGCCGCCGACCCCGACCTGTTCGAACGGCTCATGAGGGAACGCTACGGACCGCTGGACAAGGTCCTGGCCGAAAGCAACCCGCCCCCGCCCCGACCTGCCCGTAACCGGAGACGCCAGATGGCCCCCGCCTACCAGTCCATGCCCGACCCCCACGCGGCCGAGCACTATGCCGTGCTGGATAAGGAAGTCGCCGAGGCCGACGGCCGCTCCGTGCCCGGAGCCGAGCGCGTCCCGCCCTACCCCGGCGCCGTCTGGTGCCACGCGTGCGACAGCTGGTGTACCCCGCAGGGGATCTGCGGCTGCAACAACCGGTAGGGCGACGTTGCGCTACTTCCACGGTGGAGTCCCCGGGCTCAGGCCCGGGGACCTCATCACCCCGCACACCCCGAACGTCATCGACGGCTGTGCTGTCTGCGAGGCCCGCGCAACCGGCCGGACCGCCACCATCGCAGGCGGCCAGCCCATCGACCCGCCCACCGGCCGCTCCGACCACGTCTACATCACCACCGACCGCGACTACGCCCGCTGGTACGCCTCCCGCTACTGGCTGGGCGACCTCTACACCGTCGAGCCGGTCGGCGACGTGGAGCCCTCCACCGAGGACCTCTTCCCCACCTGGTGCGCGGCCGCCGCCCGCGTCACCTCCGTCTACACCCGCGCCGTACGGCTCACCCCCCCACCAGCGCCGCACCCTGCTGAGACGCTGGGGCAGAGCCGACCGGGCGCACAGCCGGTGAGCCGGGCCCACCGCGGCCGGGACCAGCCGACCGTGGAGCAGATCCGGAGCCTGCTCGGCCACGCCGAATCCCGCGCCCTCACCACCACGGAGGCCGGGCGGCTCCGCTCCGGAGTGGAGCACCTGATCGCCAGCCAGACGGGTCTGGCGGCCGAGGCGGCACGCCTCACACGCCAGCTCGCCAACGGCGCCCGTCCCGCCCTCGACGTCGAATGCCCCACCTGCCAGGCCGCCATCGGCTGCCCGTGCATCAACCGCTTCGGCCATCCCATCCCCGCCCCGCACGCCCGGCGCCTCAACGCCGCCGCACTGCCCATCGACCACAGGAACAGCACATGAGCACATCCCCCCAAGACGTCGATGCGGCCGAGCCGACCGTGCAGCGCCTGGTCGAGGAGCACGAGAAGGCCATGACCGCCGCCCTGCGCGAGCGCAACCACCTCGCCGCGTGGCTCGCCGCCCTCCACCCCAGCGTGCTGGCGCCCGCACCCGACGCCGGTGACGGCTGGCACATGCTGTTCCTGCGCGCCGGGGGCTGGCAGTTCACCTGGCCGATCCCGCCCGCCGACCTGCTGCTGTTCGACCACGTAAAGCGGGTCCCCGCCGGCGACGCCCGCGCCCGCCATGACGGGCACACGAGGAAGCAGCAGTACCTGCGCATCCGCACCCACACAGCAGTGCTGTGCCTGCCCGGTCACGACACCAGCACCTGACGGCCGCCGGCACCGCCAGCACCGCCACCAGCACTGGACGCCAACAGCCGCTGATGGCACTGCCGTTGCTGCTGCAGGCCTCCACCAGCACCACTACGGTAGGCAGCACAACCCAACAACGAAACGGCCCCCGACGGTGCGGACACACCAGCCGAGGGCCTGAGCAGCAGGAGAGCGAGCCTCCCGTGCTTGAGCCGGACCGTACCGTGCCCGCGACCACCGGCCGCACCAGAGCGACGAGAGTACTGGTCACCGTCGTCTTCCTCGTCGCGGTCGCCGCATTCGAGTCTGTCGGCTTCCGCCTGTCCTACGAGGCCCTGCACCGCGTCGCCGTCGACAACGCCGTCCCCGAGCATTCCGCGTGGATGTTCCCCGTCCTCGTCGACGGCGGTATCGTCCTCGGCTCTATCGGCGTCGTCCGCGCTCTGGCAGGCCGCCGCTCCACCAGGCCGTACTGGATCGTCACGATCGGCTTCACCCTCGTCAGCTGGGCCTTCAACGTCTCCAACGCTCCCAAGACCGCCGGAGGATGGGCGGTCGCCACCGTCGCGCCGCTCGCGCAGATGGTCGCCCTGGAGATGGGCATGCAGGAGCTGCGCGCCCTGCTGCTGCAGCAGCCCGGCGCGGCAGCACAAGCACCAGCGCCAGCGCCAGCACCCGAGGCAGCACCAGCAGCGGCATCCGAGGCAGCGTCAGCACCCGAGGCAGCACCAACGCCAACAGCGGCAGCAGACGACAGCACCACGCAGCACGTCGACGACGCCGAGCAGCAGCACACCAAGCCCGAACAGCAGGACCAGCCGCAGGAGACGGCCGCCGACGACAGCACCCAGCAGCGCCCGCAGCGGCAGCGGCCCCCGCTGCAGCCGGACACCAACAGGTCCTGGGCGGTGCTGTACGAGAAGTGCAGCACCGAGGAGGAACGCGTCGCCTTGACCCGCGAGGCGCTGACCGACCGGCCCAAGCTGACAGCACCGCAGTGGTCGGTGGACATCGGCAAGGGCGAGACGCGGGCGCGGGATCTGCTGCGCGCGGCCCGCAAGCCGCCCGCCGACGATGAACCGCAGGCTCAGCTGGAGCTGCTGAGCGCGTGATCCTCTAATCTGGGCGGGCGTAGGGCGCGGGGGCACGCTCCTACACGAAGGGCTCCTGCTGTGAGTGCTGCGCCCGCCCACATCCCTGAGTCGCTGCTGCCGCTGGCGGTACCGATCGACGACCTGACCGAGTACCACCGCAATCCCCGCAGCGGCGACGTCGACGCCATCGCCGACTCGCTGCGCGTCAACGGCCAGTACAAGGCCATCGTCGTCAACCGAGGCACCCACACCGGCCGTCCCAACGAGATCCTGGCCGGTAACCACACCTGGGCCGCTGCCAAGCAGCTCGGCTGGGAGCGGATCGCCGCCACGTGGGTGGACGTCTCCGACGAGGACGCGGCCCGCATCGTCGTCGTCGACAACCGCACCTCCGACCTCGCCGGCTACGACAGCGAACTGCTGGCCGACATCCTCGAGGAACTGCCCGACCTCGACGGCACCGGCTACGACCAGGACGCCCTGGACAAGCTTCTTGACTCCCGGGCCCTGCCCGACACCATCGACCTGCCCTCCGACGGTGCGGGCACCGGATCCATGGCCAAGCTGGAGTACCTGCAGTGGGGCTACCTGCAGTGGTCCACCATCCGCGTGCAGATCACCGCCGCAGAGGTGGAAACCCTCAACGCGATCTACGAGCGGTTCGTGTCCGAGTCCCGCTCCGACCTCGGCTTCGGCTGGCACCTGCTGCAGGAGGCCCACTCCGAGGTCGTCGAGGCCCCGGCCGTCACCGTCGAGCCCACGCCCGCCGACGCCGCCGGCGAGGACTCGGACGAGGAGGACGAGGAGGACGAGGAGGACGAGGAGGATGGCGACGAGAGCGGCGACGAGGACGAGGAGGACGAGGACGCATGAGCAGCAGCGGCGCCCCCACCACCACGTTCTACGAGGCGTACCCGCTCAAGGACCTGCGGCCCGCCGACTACAACCCGCGCCACCTGTCCGAGGAGGCCTTCGCGCGGCTGAAGGAGTCCATCGGCAAGCACGGCATCGTCAAGCCGGTCATCCTCAACGCGGACGGCACCCTGGTTGCGGGCCACCAGAGAACCAAGGCCATGAAGGCGCTGGGCATCACCCACACGCCGGCCGTCATGCTCGGCACGAAGGTGCGCCTGACCGACGAGATCCAGTTCAACCTCCTCCACAACAGGGTCGAGACCGAGGCGAGCATCGTCTACGCCCAGCCCGGCCCCATCGGCGAGTGGTCGTGGATCCCCTGGCAGAGCATCGAGGTCGTCAACTCCCGCAACAAGCCGTTCCAGCAGGCCATCAGCTACATGACCGGCGGGCACGGCGCGTGGGGCAGCGTCGTCATCGACGACCAGGGGCAGGTCGCCCTCAACGCCGAGTACGCGGTCGTCGCCGCGAAGAACCACTTCGACGTCCTCGCCTGGACCTGCCCCTCCTCGGAGGCGGCCACCCTGGTCGCGGACCTCACCGGCGAGTACGGCGTGTACGACTGGTCCGGCCTGGAGGACCAGGCGCCCGTCTACAACCAGCACATCGTCCAGCCCAAGCGGCTGCGCCAGTACAGCTCCCTGCGCAAGAAGGGCAAGCTCGCCTACAAGTCGGAGGTGTGGGAGAAGCTGGCGCTGCCCCGCCTGCGCGAGCGGCCCGACATGCGGGTGGTCGACTTCGGCGCCGGGCACGGCGACTACGCCAAGAAGCTGCGCCCCGAGGGCTACCTCATCGACGACTACGAGCCGTACCGCACCACGCCGGGGAAGTACGCCGTCGACATCAAGGGCGTCGTCGGCATGGTCCGCACCGTCGAGAAGCGGCTCGAAGCGCACGGCCTGTACGACATGGTGGTCCTGGACTCCGTCATCAACGCGACCACCTCGCTGGACTACCAGCACTGGGTGCTCACCACGGTGAATGCGCTGTGCGCGGCCGACGGCACCGTGTGCATCGGCACCCGCAACCTGCTGGCCGAGCAGGCGTTCGAGAACTCGCAGCACTCCACCAGCCGTGAATCCACCCGGCTGAGCTTCCTCGACGCCGAGAACGTCGACATGCGGTTCATGCAGGGCAAGTGGATGCGGATCCGCTACCACACGCCGGAGTCGCTGCAGGAGCTGCTGGAGGCGTACTTCGGGGAGGTGAAGGTCGCCGGCCGCTCCAACGCCACCCTGCGCGCCGTCTGCAAAAAGCCCCTCAGGCTCTCCGGCCACGATTATGAGAAAGCCCTCGATGAGGAATTCAACATGCCTTACCCCAACGAATTCCGACATGGGCACCATAAGCAACTCGTGGAAATTTTGATAAAATTGGTAAAGGAAAGAGAAAGCCCCTCCGTCTAATACCAAGATGGGAAATACCGAATGCCGCAGCCGCCCGTAAGGGTCGGTATCAACAGCGCCGCACCGTACCTGATCATGTGGCTCGCCGGGGTCCGCAACGTCAACCTCGACCGCCACTGCCTGGAATCGTTCGGCGTCTCCGACCGCCACCCCGTCAACCCGCGGGCCCCCCGCCAGAACGTCACCCTGCCGGCGGAGAACCCGCCGCTGGCCTGGTACGTGTGCGCCCTGCCCCACCCGTGGGACTGGTCGAAGAACGCACACCTGGCCTTCGAATACGCCGAGGGCCACCAGTGGGAAGGCCCCGCCCTCGTGCGGGGCTTGCAGGTCACCCTCGAGAACGCTCGCCCCATCCTCGGATGGGGCGAGCACTCGATACCCGGCTGGGCCCGCAAGCGGGACTCGTGGAGGTACCGGACCTGCCGCAACTGGCAGTTCGCGTGGTGGCTGCGAACCGATCGGAACGCACCCGACGCACCACCCAGGCCGCCCGAGCCGCCCGCTGGCAATCCGGATCAGCTCACCCTGATGTGATCGCGGGTAGGGTGGGGCGGCAGTGGCCGCCCCACCCCGTCTTCAGGCCTGCCCCTCAGGGCCACTTCCCGGCCCGCGGAACAGCCGCTTCAGGGCCTCAACAAACGCGGTGATCTCGTTCGTCAACCGTGTCGCAACCAGCAGCAGCAGGCCCAAGGCCTCAAGGAACAAGACAAATTCGATAATCAGGCGTTCCATTTGAGCGCATGTCCCCTTCAGATACAGGGACAGCTCAGGCGCTTCAGCCCCCGGTCAGGCACCCAAGACGTAGTCCCCAAGTTCAACGACACCCGGGCGTTCACGCCCTGGTGCTCGTGGGACAAGGGGCACAGCGAGACGGCGCACGCCGCAGGCCCGAGACAGAGGCTCGGCCGTCTCAGATACTGGTGGAACTGCGACCCGAGCATCTTGCAGGTGAGCTGTACGGCGCTGACGCAGCCAATCCTGCAGACCAGCCAGCGAGGTGAACAGCGCGAGCGCCCGGGTCAGCTGCGCGCTGCCGAGATCATTTCGGTCGTCAGCAGCTGGCCCAGTCTGAGACCGATGGGCCTCGTCGCGGAGGACCAAGTCGTAAGCGTCACGCCGGGGCCAAGCACCTACCGCTTTGGTCTCGAAGACAAGAAAGCGGTGGCTGCGCTCAAGGCCGAAGAGCGCCGCAGACACCCCAGCCGCAGTCTTAGAAGCGATTCCTAAAGCGGACGTAGCTTCAAGTTTTCCCAGTTCAGGCATGGTTGCTGCGTCGTAAAGGCATGCTCGGGCCGTCGTGTTCAAGTCCCGGTGTGCGGAGGTGGCCGATGCCGTCGGCGATGGGGTTGCTGGAAGAACGCGAGCGGGTGGCGCTTGCGCGGGCCGAGGAGCTGAGGGTGGAGCTGGAGCGGCTTCAGGTCGCGGTGGTGGAAGCGGAGGAGGCCGCGCGGCGGGCGGTGATCGCGCGTGAGGAGCTGGTGGACGCGTTGTCCGGTGCGCCGGCGCGGGTGACGGAGGCGGCCGCCGGGGAGGCGGTGGTGGTCGGTGGCGGTGCGGGCCGGAAGGCCGGGGTGCCGGTGTGGGCAGAGGGCCTGGAGCGGTCTGCCCTGCCGGAGGAGTACGCCCGGATCGTGTCCCTGGTCGAGCGTGACGGCGCCGGGGGCGGCGGTGGTGTGCGGGCGAGGGGGCTGCGGGACGGTCTGGGCTGGCAGGCCACGGATGCGCGGGAGCAGGCGGCCCGGTTCAGGGCGAAGAGGCTGGTGGAGCGGGGGTGGCTCGTCGAGGCGGGGCCGGGGTTGTTCAGGCCGGGGCCGGGTTGGTCTGCTTGAGGCGGCGGGGTGCGGGGGCACCGCCGCGGGCGAGGCGGCGGGTGGCGGGGATGGTGGCCGCCCACCAGGTCATGGCCTCGGCACTGTCGGTGCGCGTTTCGTAGTCGCGGGCGAGGCGGCGGGCCCGGATCAGCCAGGCGAACGTCCGCTCCACGACCCAGCGGCGGGGCAGGACGGTGAAGCCGGTGGTGTCGTCGGGGCGTTTGACGATGGTCAGCGCGAGGGTGAGGACGTCGGCGGCGAAGGTGACGAGCCAGCCGGTGTAGCCGCCGTCGGCCCAGACCAGGCGGAGTGTGTGGTGCCGCTCGCGCAGGGCTCGCAGCAGGTCGGCGCCGGCGCCGCGGTCGCTGACCGAGGCGGCGGTCACGATCACGGTCAGGAGCAGGCCGAGGGTGTCGGTGGCGATGTGCCGTTTACGCCCGTTGATCTTCTTTCCGGCGTCGTAGCCGCGTGAGCGGGCCGGCACCGTGGCGTCGCCTTTCACGGACTGCGAGTCGATGATCGCGGCCGTCGGCTCGGTGTCCTTGCCGGCCAGTTCGCGCAGGCGGGCACGGAGCCGTCCGTAGAGTTCCTTGATCAGGCCGTTGTCGCGCCAGCGGCGGAAGAAGCGGTAGACGGCCCGCCACTTCGGGAAGTCGCGCGGCAGGCTTGCCCAGCGCACCCCCTCGGCGACCAGGTAGCGCACGGCATCGATCACCTGACGGTGGCAGTAGCTTTCCGGGCGTCCGCCCCGTCCGTTGAGCCAGGCCGGGACGGGGAGCAGGGGCCGGATCACGGCCCACTCCGCGTCCGTCAGGTCGGAGTCGTAGCCCGGTTCGCGATCCGGGTTGTCCGCGGCGTTGCCGTACAGATGGGCGAGGCAGTCACACGGTGAGGTGCCGGAGCTGGACGGGGCGGACACGGGCAGGACAGAGTGGGACACGAGGGCCTCCTGTTGCTCGGTTGACTCGACATCACCGAGATGTTCAGGAGGCCCTTCTCCTATGCGCCGACGACCACGTGTTCATCTGAACGGGCACCGCGCGGACGCAGGTTCGAGCCGCAGCCGTGCCGCCCGGATTGGGAATCGCTTCTTACCGCAGCCAGTGGAGAACCAGACAGTGGCCTTGCCCTCGTCATACCAGGCAGCAATGTCGGCGGTGTCGCTCAGACGGCGCCCACCGTTGACCACTGTGCTTCTGCTCCAGCGGTTCAGCCGACCAAACCGCTGCTCCAGTTGAAGCCAGACCCCTAGGAGATCTGTCTTCTGCTGCGCGAGGTGAGGCGGCATGTCGGCCATAGGCGCGTACCGCTGGAGCATGTCTGAAGGCATGGTCAGAGACACGTCTGGCAGCGACCGGGCCTCTGACTGCCCGGGGCCGAAGGTGCCCCATGTCTCCATGACCACACCGTAGATCAGCGGCCACCCCTGCTGGGCGTATTCGCCGAAACCGGTCCCATGAGAAGCGAGGCCATCCGCTGGTCGGCTCGGTACGGGATCATGTGGGTGAGGCGCGGGGGCGCTACCGGAAGGACCGCTGTCCCGTGGGACGCCCTGACAAGGCCGCCCGCGCCGCCATCGCACAGCGGCGGGCGGACGCCATCGACCTACGCCTGGCCGGCGTGGACTGGCTCACTGTAGGCCGCAAACTCGCCGCCGACCCCGCCGTCAACTCCGACCGGATCGCCTACCCGCACGGCTACGGCATCGACCGGTACACCAAGGGCCAAGAGCCCCCCACCGACGAACAGCTCATCCACGCCGCGTGCAAGGACGTCCGCCAGGCCCTCAAGGAACGCACCACCGAGGTCGAGGACAAGGCCGAGGAGCTGCGCGCCGTGGAGAACCTGCGCCTGGACCGGCTGTTCTTCGTCGCCTACCGCCAAGCCGTCAAGGACGGCGACCTGCCCGCCATCGACCGCGCCCTGCGGATCATGGAGCGCCGCGCCCGCATGAACGGCCTCGACAAGCCGTCCAAGACCGAGATCGTCACCCCGGACGCTTCGAGCAGCGAGCTGACCGCGGTCGCCCTCGACGAGCTCGAAGCCCTGATCGAGATATCCGAGGAGGCCGCGCGTGGCTCGGAAGACTAGCCCTGAGCGCGAAGCCGCGCTGCTGGCCGCCTACCGGAGCAAGCCGCCGGCCCTGCGCCGCGTCATGGCCGCGAAGGCCTCCCCCGAGCTGCGCGCCCAGCTCGCCCGCATCGAACGCCGCATCGCCATGGACGCCTCCCCGGGTGCGATGGCCGCCGTCCTCACCGAACACGCCGAGATGCAGGCCCGGCACCTGCACCTCATCGACCAGGCGTGGATCGACATGGCCGAGGGCCGCGCCGACCGCGTGATGATCACCATGCCGCCACGGCACGGCAAGTCCCGCCGGGCCTCCCGCTGGGCACCCCTGTGGTACCTGCGCCAGCACCCCGACCGCCGCGTGGCGATCACCTCCTACTCCGGAGACCTCGCCGAGGAGCACTCCCGCTGGATCCGCGACGCCATCGAGACGTGGGGCGACGAGCTCGGCATCCACCTCAACCCCTCCAGCCGGGCGGCGATGCGCTTCGACATCGCAGGCCACCAAGGCGGCCTCGTCGCAGCCGGCATCGGCGGCACCCTCACCGGCAAGGGCGCGACCATTGCCCTCGTCGACGACCCCGTGCAGGACATGGCCTCCGCCGACTCGCCCAACATCCGCCGCAAGACGTGGGAGTGGTGGCAGTCCGTCCTGCAGACCCGCCTCGAACCCGATGGGGCGATCTGCGTCATCCAGACCCGCTGGAACGAAGACGACCTCGCCGGCCGCATCCTCGCCGACGCCCAAGCCAACGAGTGGAAGATCATCGACCTGCCCGCGCTCGCCGACAGCGACGACGACCCACTCAGCCGGAAGATCGGCGAGCCGCTGTGGCCCGAACGCTTCGACGCCGAGCACCACGCCACCACCCGCCGCCGCGTCGGCGAACGCGTGTGGGCCGCGCTCTACCAGCAGAAACCCCGCCCGCCGGAGGGCGGCGTGTGGCAGCGCGCCTGGATCAACGACCACCGCATCACCACCGTCGAGTTCGGCGGCCTCGACCTCGCCCGCGTCATCGTCGCCGTCGACCCCGCCGGCGGAGAGTCCGCCATCGGCGACGAAACCGGCATCATCGGCCTCGCCCGCGGCTACGACGGCCACCTGTACGTCCTCGAAGACCGCTCCGGAAGCATGGGCGCCAACGACTGGGGCCTCACCGCCTGCCACCTCGCCCTCGCCCTCAAGGCCGACGCGATCGTGGTCGAGTCCAACTACGGCGGCGACATGGCCCGCCAGGTCCTCTCCCAGGCGTGGGAGCAGCTGCGCCGCGAAGGCACCATCCAAGGCCAGCTCATGCCCCGCGTCCTCGAAGTCACCGCCAAACTCGGCAAACGCCTGCGCGCCGAACCCATCGCCCAGCTCTACGACCAGGGCCTCGTCCACCACGTCGGCACCCACGTACAGCTCGAAGACCAGATGGTCACCTGGGTCGTCGGCATGGACAGCCCCGACCGCATGGACGCCGCCGTGCACGGACTGACCGAACTCGCCGACCCCGACCAGCTCGCCGCCGTCGCCGGACACATCCACGACGACCGCCTCGGCGGACGCCGATAACCCCCGGAAACAGCCCCATAAGGCCAACGGCCCCGCACGCCACGCCAACAGGCCCTGTCCGCCGGGGCTGCTAGAACCTCCTGGCCTGTGTGTTGTGACCGACTGCTGGCCCCGTGAGCCTCCTCACCCCCTCACGCGCGTGTGGTGGCAGGTAACTGGTCAGGGGCTGACGGCCGTCAGGCGGAACTCACGGTTGGATCACGACCGGGACCCATGTGTAGATCCCGCGTGCGTCCCGTGCGTATTCTGTGCCGCTCGATTCGCCGTGCGCATGTCGTTGCAGGTCAGGGCCTTGAGGAGTCTGCTGTGGAGTACTACCAACACGTACCGCCGTACCCGACGTCACCACCGCCGATGCCCGGACCGGTACAGCCTTGGTGGAAGCAACCGGGGGCCATCGTGGGAGGCGTCATCGCTGTCGCTGTCACCATCGCTTTCGCTGTCATGTCGTTCTTCGTGGGCTTCATCTCCGGCGGCAGCGGAGGGCCGGACCGCCTGCCCCCTGCTGAGAAGGGGAGGTCTGACGCCCAAGCGATGGTTCGAAACCACACTGCGGGTGGGGACGTGTCGATTATCAACGCCCCGCCGGAGTTTGCCTGTGGTATAGCGGTGAAGGGGGTGGGGTTCATCCGCTTCTACACCCCTGAGCAGAAGCAGGAGTACTTGGCTGCCTGCGAGCAGGAGTTTGCGGCTCTCACTGGCCAGTAGCTGACGGGCGGTGCCGCGTTTCTGCTCTGCCTCGTCGGGTTCTTCACGCCTGCTGTGCTCCGGGTCGTAGCGTGGGCTTTTTCGATCTGGAGGGGGTCCGATGGGCGAGAGGCGCCAGTACAGCCGTGCGGAGTGGATCAGCGCTGCGGTGTTCTTCGTGGTCGTGATGGCGGTGGCTGCGTCGTGCTGGCCCAATGGTTCGGGCAGCGGCAGTAGTTCAGACAGCAACAACAGCAGGGAGCTGCCCTCGCGGCACCGCGACTCCGAGCCGAAGGCCCCGAGCGGAGGTCTGGCGGTGACGGCTTCGCGGTTCACGGAGTGGCCGTTCACGGTCAGTGCTGGCGTCTTGCGGTGCGAGGGTGGAGCAGTCACGTTCGAGCCGCCTGGCGGTCCGCGCTATGCCGTGAACGGCACGGCCAAGGGCGCCGGATATCCGGAGATCACGCCGATCTGGGCTGACGACGAGACGCTGGGCCACGGGCTGAAGGTCAACATCTCTGAGGTGTTGGACAAGGGCCTGAGCCTCTGCTGATCAGCACGCTGACGCCCCGGCTGGCTCACTTCTTCACGCGCGTGGAGTGGCAGGTGACTGGTCAGGATGGGCACCATGGGATGGTCATGTCTGCCATCTTGTTTAGGTGATGGATTGGTTTGGCGCTGCGACGTCCGCAATCACAGGTGTGGTCATGGTGCTTGCGTCCATATACGTGTGGCGCGGCACCCGCACCTTCGGCAATGACGTTGATCAAGAGCGTGACCGCTTGCGACAAGAGGTGTTTGGTCCCGAGCCCACCGAGCGCGAGCCGAGCGGTACCGGAGAAGAGCCGACCCCGGAGACACGGTTCGCCAAACTTCTGATCGAGTACTACGCCTACGGCCTGGCCCAGGCTCGCCGCAGCTTCGTCGTCAGCCTCTCCTGCTCGGTGGTGGGTGGCCTCGTCCTGATCTCCGGCATTGGCATGGCGATCTTCCGTGCCGAGAGCACCGGGGACCAGTACGCCTCGGTCACCGCCAGTGTGGCCGGTCTCCTGATGACGGTCATCGGCACCTTGTTCCACCGCAGGGCAGACCTGGCGCTGAAGCACATGGAGTCGCAGACCCAGTCGCTCCGGCAAGACATGAAGGTCGAGCGGGATGCCGGTCAGGCGATCCGACTGCTGGAAGAGGTTGATGACCCGGCTCTCAAGGCCCATCTGCAAGCCGCGTTGATCTTGAAGTTCTCCGCCGCCAAGTTGCCCGAGCTGGGTGGGGTGCTGAAGCCGGCCAGCCCTTTGCTGGAGCCCGGCGCCAACGGATCGGTCCCGCAGCAGCAGTCGGAGAGTCCCGCGTCATGACCTCTGAGGGCGGTTCCTCAGGTACCAGTCGAGGAAGCGCTCGCTGACGCCCTTGCCCTCGCCAAAGTCCTCCTTGAGGACCCGCCACATGTACGTGCTGTCGTGTCCGGACGCGAAAGTGCTGTCCTCACCGATCTCGGTGCCGCAGTCGCAGAGGCAGAGGTTGGGACCAGCGGTGCTCATCATGGCCTCCTGGGCTTTCACGAGAGGACGGGATTCGTATCCTCTCGTGCTCAGGCGGCGATCTGGAAGCTCCGCCGGGGAGCGCGGCTCCAGGTGGTCGAGGGTGAAGGACATCGAGTGTCGGGCGTCCAGGCCGTAGCCGGTGTCGTGGCCGCAGATCCAGCAGGGGAGGTGCTGGGCGCGTATCCAGTCGACGAGGCGGCGGTAGGGGCACCCGTTGCGGGGGTTGCCAGCCACGGGCGCCTCCTGCGGCGTCAGGGCTGGGCGGCCTCGGAGGCCTGGTCGATGAGGTCCTGCAGGGCGTCGCGGCCGTCCTGGTTGCTCTGGGTGAGGCCATCCATGTAGCGGTCGGTCCAGTCGCCTTCGGGCAGGCCCTTGCACTCGTTCGGCTCGGTGTCACTGTCGGTGTCCGGGTTGAAGTCCGCGGGCCGGTTGCTGATCGTTTCGGCCCAGGCGTCGACGCAGGCCTGCCGGGCTTCGGCGGTGTCGACGGCCGCGGCGGACGTGGCGACCGAAGTGGCGGCGGGCTTGCTGGGTTTGTTGTCGCTGCCGCAGGCTGCGGTGAGTGCCGCGAGGGCGAGCAGGACGGCGGCGAGTGCGGTGCGGGTGCGCATGGTCCCCCCAGGGATGGTTGATGCTGGCGGGGCCATCATCCGTCATGTGAAGGCGGGGTGGTGACGGGGTGCCTGTTCTGTGGCCGTGGGCGTGAAGGAGCCCCGGCCGTCACGAAAGATCACGGTTCCGTCATATGTGTAGAACTCATGGATGCCCCGTGGTTAACCTGTGTCACCCGACTCTCTGTGCGCGATCTGGCTGCCGGTCAGGGCCTTGAGGAGCTTGCGGTGGAGAACACGTCGCCACTTCCCCCGAACGTCCCCCCGCGTCCGTCTGGCGCTCCCACGGCGCACACGGCGGCTGACTCGATGGATTCGCCGAATGGCTGGCGGGACGAGTACAAGAACCACCCGGAATACCAACGCATCCTGGCGGGACTGGAGAGGCCGTGGTGGAAGCGGCCGGTGGCCCTGTGGGGCGGCGTCGTCGCGGTCGCTGTCGCGTCGTTCTTCCTGGGTGGTGTGGTCCTGGGCTCCGATGGCGGCTCGGGCGCCTCTTCTCCGGACCCCTGGGTGCAGGATCAGATGGACGACCAGTCGCAGGAAGACCAGCAGCAGAACAACCAACCTGCTGGGGTGTCCGCCGCGCAGAAGTTCCAGATCCTCAACAAGTTCTGCAACCAGCAGGCCGGCGGCCCGTACAACGTCTCGGAGTCTGCGCTCATGGAGTGCAAGAACAGCTACTACGTGACGGATCAGGGCCAGGTGCTGCCGAAGTAACCGGGACCGAGGTCAGGCGGCCGTCACCAATACGCGCTTGGCCTTGGCCCTGGTGGCCTTCTCGGCCTGGGCGACGGCGAGATGCCGGAAGAGCTTCTGGCCCCGGTGGTCGAGGCCTTCGACTTTCAGGCGGCCTCGGCGGACCCACGAGTAGACCGTCACGACGCTGACGCCCGTCAGCTCGGCGGCCTCTCGGGCCGTCAGCCAGATCTCGTCCTCCACTGAAGCCCTCCCGAACATGCGAAAGGCCCCGGTCCGCCAGTGGCGTCGGGGCCTGCACGAGGACGTACGTGTCCTGCTGCGTTCGATTATGCGGTCGTTCGTTAGGGAAAGCAAGTACTGGTTCTGGCGGGCGTCAGTTCCGCTCCGCGACGTGCTGACGCATGGTCGTGAACCCCTCGTATTCGGGAGGGAGAGGATCGCCCCGCAGGAAGGCCCCGAGGACCTCGATCCCCTCTCGCGCAGCGGCCTGCATCCACGAGATCTGACCTCCAGCCCGCAGCCCCGGGACCAAGAGCCAGGCGTTTCCGACCTCGTACACGCGTTCCAGGCGCTCCCGGAGCCGAGGGTCAGGAATCAGCAGGACGGAAGCGTTCATGGCCATAAGGCGGCGCTCTCCAGCGTGCATGAAGTCCTGGAAGGCGCCGGACAGGCCGTACTCGGGCTCCATGGGGCGCTCACGATCGTGGACCATCAGCTCGTGCCGGAGTTGGATCAGCTCGTTCAGGGCGGCCTGAGCCGCGTCCCGCCGGTAGCCCTCAATGCGCTCTCCCCTCGCTGTGCGTGCTTGCAGCCATCCGCCCAGCAGTGCGCCACCTGCACCCACCACAGCACCCGCGAGACCCATCAGCCCCGCCAACGTCTCTGCCTGCATGGCGAACATCCTTCCGGCATGCGGGCGTTGGTGGGGGGTGATCCCGTCAGGTCCGTCAGGGTCCCGCCCACACGCCAGGGGTGCGATCTCTTCACAAGTCGGCCACATGTACGATCACGCGTCACGGATGAGGGGGCTCCTACCTGCGGTGACGCCTGTCGGTAACCCCTCCAGCACTGGTGATGGAGAGCGTGTACGTGGGCATCAAGAGCAACAACGAGATGACCAAGGGGTGTGGCGTCTTCGCGGTCATCGGAGTCATCGCGCTCATCTTGGCAGCGGCGACGGAGTGTGGCGGTGGCGATGGCAACTCGGACGCTGCGTCAACGGCCAAGCCCAGCGTCACTGCGAGCGTCGAAAGCCCGCCGGCCAGCCCTACTCCCGAGCACACGAGCCCGCCGGCCAGTCCCACTCCCGAGCGCACAAGCCCGTCGGCCACCCCCATCCCGGAGCGGCCGAAGAAGGTCACGATGACCCTCGCGGAGATCGCCGGGACTCCGGGCACCTTCAAGCAGTTCAAAAAGTTCGTGGCGGAAAACGGAACGGCCAGGCAGAAAGAGGTCGTCAGCCATCTCAAGGGATGGCAGGGGTTCAGGCGAGGTGTGGGAACAGGATTCCCCATCCTTGAGGTCAAGTCCGACTACCCAGTCATCGACATGGACGCGATAGACGCCGGAGACGAGGCGGAGCTGTATCTGTGGATGCATCTCATGGTCGAGTCTCAGCACGCTGCTGAGGCATTCGCTGCGTGGTGGGAGGCCGACGAGTCGGATCCACGACTCCAGGTCTTCGATCGCGAGGGCGAAGCCTCCTACGACAGCACATGTATCGATCCGCACAGCGTCAAGAACAGCGGATCCTGCTCCAAATCCGGACAGTGAGTCTGTGGATGCACAGTGAGGAGCCGTCCCTCCTACTCATGGGACGGCTCCTGTCGGGCCCCGGATGCCGGGTCTGCGCCCTGCTGCTTCCGCCACGGAGCCGCAGGACCGGCGAGGGTATCGAGGATCAAGTCACACCAGGTCACAGCCGCATTGACGGTCAGACGGGCGTGACGAACTCCTAGACCAGCGGGCGCGCTCGCCATTCCGTGACCGCTTCCAAACCCCTGATTACGGAGCTCGGCGACGCCAACGGCTATGTTCACCGAGCCGGACAGGATCGAGTAATTGTCATTTCTGAAGGGGCGGGTGTCGTCACGACAAACTCGCCGTCCGTTACGAAGCCACCGTGCTGGTCATGGTCATCAACGAATGGCTGTGACCAGCACGTTCACAACAGACCCCCCGGCAGGAGTGCCTTCTGTCGGGGCAGCACGTCATATCCGTACGCCTCGAGGGGTATGGCGATGGACAGTGCTACTGCGTTGACCCGGCACGGCCTGGGGGATCGCGGTCTGCGCATCACCACCTGCTTCAAGCCGCGAGGAGGGTCACCTGGGTCGTCGGCATGGACTCCTCCGACCGCATGGACGTCGCCGTGCACGGACTGACCGAACTCGCCGACCCCGACCAGCTCGCCGCCGTCGCCGGACACATCTACGACGACCGCCTCGGCGGACGCCGATAACCCCCCGAAAACGGCCCCACAAAGGCCAACAGCCCCGCAGCGCCAGGTCCATAGGACCTGTCCGCCACGGCTGCTAGCGTCACCGCCCATGACGATCAAGGGCATCATCGGCGCCGCCGGCATAGCGTGCGCGGCCGTCACCGCAGGCGTGATCTGGCTGTGGCCTCACCCGGACGCACCCAAGCCCCCCACCTCCGAGGAGATCAAAGCCTCCGCGCAGGCCCGCCTGGACGCCTCCCTCGACGAGGGGCGCACCTACCGGCAGGTGCTCCTGGACGACGACATGGAACCCTCGGACGAGCTGTGCCAGGCCATCTGGGACCGCAAGCCGCGCGCCAACCAGCAGGAGCTGCTGTACTCGATGTGGATGCACGGCTGCGCCGACGAGCCCAACCAATAGCCCCACGCGCAGTAGTAGCCTGCGGGCATCGTTCAGGCTCGGCCGCTGGGGGCAGCACGTGATCGTTCGGACCATCGCGCCGGAGGGAATGCCGCGTCCCACTGGAAAGGAAGGCCGCGTCCTCCTCAACGCGATCTGGACGTACTTCAGCGAACACCATCGCTGGCCGACTTTCGACGACATCGATCGGGAACTGTTCGCGAAGGGCCTGCAGTTCGAAGAGGTCGTACAGCAGCTGTGCCCCGCACTGCTGCTCGGAGTTGCCCCCGACCTCTCGCAGTTGCCACAAGGCTCGCAGGAACTGGCCCTGACCATCGCTGGCGCTGCGAACTGCACCGGCACCGGACCGGCCATCCGCGTATTCCTCGGCATGGTGCGCAAAGCGGCCGGAATGGAGCCAGCCTGGCGGCCCGCGGACCGCGGTGAGCTGCCATGGATGAATCCCGGAGACGTTGCACACCTCCCGGGGATCGACCCGCCACTCTTGACCAAGGAGGTCACGTTCGCCGCCGCCACGTTCGGGCAGCGTGAAACCTGCTTCCGCGGTGGAAGCATCAACCGGGAGGGGCTGGACTGGTCGCTCAACTTCGACCGGAGCATTCGGCCGTTCGCTGACGTGCACCGGCTGCAGGACTACTGGCGCATCCGCGAGCAGGTGCTGGGGATGGAGCGGACCGAGGCCGACAACCGGCCCTTCGCCAAGCGATCCACACTGCACGGACCCTTCGCACTTCCCGTACCGGTAGCGACGCCACCCGCTCCGGCCGCCCGCGCCGCGGGATCGTCGGTGTCGATGTCGGTCACCTGCAACCTGCATCCGCTGATCGCGAAGGTCGCTGCCGAGCGGTTCAACAGCGGCTTCTACGTCGACGCGGTGAGTCGCGCATTCCAGGCAGTGGAGCACCGCGTGCAAACGCTGGCCGACGAACCCGATTTTGGTGAAGGGCTCATGGGCCGTGCCTTTGGCGCCAAGCCAGGCCCCCCGAAACTCACGGTGACCCGGTCCACGGGCAACTCGCTGGCGAGCGAGCAGAACGGCATGCAGTTCCTCTTCAAGGGCGCGATGGGCGCGCTGCGTAACCCTCGGATGCACGGGCCGGACGAGAAGGACGCTCGCGACGAGGCCGAGGAGATGCTGGTGTTTGCCAGCTTCCTCATGCGGCGTCTCGACATCGAGGACGACAAGCGCAAGGCCGCCACTTCGGGTTCGTGATCACACACTGCCTCTAAGCTGGCTGCAGGCGCGGGGCCTGGTCGCCTGGAGGGGCACCCGTGAGGCTGCGCGAACTGCTCATCGACGCCTGGTCGTGGCTGAATTACAAGCAGGCCATGGCCGATCCGAACCGGCCCGGCCAGCACGCGTTTCCCGAGCTGAACACTTCGTGGGTGCCTGCCGAGGACCTGCGCCGCCTGGCCGCGTACAAGGTGCTCGCCGCGTACGACTCCAACCAGGCCGGGCAGCTTGCCGCCGTCACCGGTGACGGTCACGGTGTGGAGCGCCGCGAACTCGGTGATCCGTCCAAGCTGATCGACACCACCCTCGGCTATCTGCTCGGTGCGGAGCAGACCATCGTGGTGCCCGGCGCCGACCACGTCGGCCAGGACGGGCCGGCCCCGGAGGCGGCTGCTGCGGCCGACCTGCAGGAGCGGCTGCGTGCCTGGGCGGACAAGGAGCTGCTGCCGCTGCGCGTCCAGCAGTGCGAGCGGTGCGCGGTCCGCTGCGGCGACGGCGTCTACACCCTCGCCTGGGAGCCGACGAAACAGCGGGTGTTGCTGCGCACCTACGATCCCGGCTTCTACTTCCCTGAGTGGGACGAGGGCGAGCAGGACGCCCAGGAGTACCCGAACCGTGTGCACTTCGCGTGGGAGCTGCCCGCCGACCCGGCACGCGGCCTCAAAGCCCGGGTGCGCCGGATCACCTACGAACTCGCCCCGATCGGCTGGGCGACCCGGCCGGCCGCCGTGGACGGGCGTAGCGTGCGCGAGCTGGTCGTCGGCGGCGACGGCGAACCGGTCCTCACCGCTGGCGACACCCTCGACGCGGCGACGGGCACGGTGACCCGCATCTACCCGTGGGCGCCGGGCAAGCCGTCCGCGATCACCTGCTACCTCACGGACGGCGAATGGCTGCTGGAGGACCTCGGCCGCGCCCACGACGTGTTCTCTCTGCCTCCGGACAAGGCCAGTTACCGGGTGCGCTCCGACGGCCAGGTCCTCGACCGCCTGGACCTGATGGTGGACTTCATTCCGGTGGTGCACATCCCGAACTCGATCCCGGACGTCGGCGAACACTGGGGCAAGTCCACCCTGGCGACCCCGCTGCAGCTGCTGGACGAGCTAGCCGCCACCGACACCGACAGCGCGTCCGCCTCGGCGACCACCGGCACACCCATCGTGGCCCTCGCCGGGGCCCGGCTGCCCATGGACCGCACTACCGGGCAGCCGCTGCCGGTGCGGGTGGAGGCCGGGTCGGTGTGGCAGCTGTCCGACAACGGGCGCATGGATACCCTCGACACCTCCGCGCAGCTCGCCGAGCTCCGCGAGCGCGTCGACCACCTGATGGACCGGCTCGCCTCCAACACGCGCCTCACCACGGCCGGACTCGGCAGCCTCGACCCGGCGAAGGTGCCGTCCGGGTACGCGCTGCAGCTCGCCCTGAGCCCGCTGGACTCGTTGGTCGGCGCGATGCGCCTGGCCCGCAACCACAAGTATCAGCTGCTGCTGCGCATGGTGCAGCGCCTGCACCAGGCCGGGCGGGTGTGGCCCGCCGGCGAGTCGCTGCCCGCACGCCTGGTGTGGGGTGCGCATACGCCGACCGACCGCGCCTCCGTCCTCAAGGACGTCACGGAGGGCTACGTGGCGGGCGTGTTCTCCCTGGAGACCGCGGTGCGGATGCTGCAGGAGGCCGGGTATCCGATCGACGACGTTGCCAAGGAGATCGAGCGCATCCAGAAGCGGGCCTTCGACCAGGCCGCCCGCCTCGCCGACGCCACCGGCGACAACGGGGCCGTGCGGGAGTACTTGCAGCTGCCCGAAGCCGACCCGGTGCCAGCTGTGCCGCTCGTCCCTCCGGGTCAGACTGCGCCGGACGGGCCGCCGGGCAAGGCCGGCGAGATCGGCCCGATGGGGCCTGGGCCTCGCTACTAGGGAGAGAGCCCGAGTGAGAGGGCTGGGTCTCGGGCCGTCCCGGGGCCGTCTGAGGCCGCTCGGTAGCGGACAACGACGACCAATGAGAACCACTCAGTTGCCTGTGAACGCCGCCAAGAGCAGCGAAAACGCAAGTCAGCAAGCTCGGAGACAAGACCCAGGCAAGAAGAAGTAAGCAGTATTGAAAGCACCGAAGCCGGCCGGCCCGAGGGGATCTCACCCTCGGGCCAGCCGACCAATGGTGTTCGTAGGTGCCCACGCTGCCACAGATGACTGCGGTGAACGGCCGCGGGCGTCGCGGGTGAAAGATGTGGCCAGGAAAGGTAGCTTCGGGGACACACTCCACGGCTGCGCAGGTCCAGGGCATGAGATACTCGAAATTCGGCTGCGACGCGCGGCCTTACATATCATCCCTGTCCCAGGCCATCGCTCTTCAAGCGAAGCCCGCAGCGTGTGCCGTCATGTCTGCACCGCGTACAGGCTACCGTCCCAGCTGCCGACGTAGACCACGCCGCCGGCCACCACCGGCGAGGAGTACACCTCGCCGTCGGTGGGGAAGGCCCAGCGCTGCTTTCCGGTTGCGGCGTCCACCGCATACAGGTTGTGGTTCCTGCTGCCGACGTAGACCGTGCCGTCGGCCACCGCTGGCGACGAGTACATCACAGCATTACTGGTGGGAAAGGCCCAGTGCCGTTTTCCTGTCGCGGCGTCCACCGCATACAGGTTGTAGTCACTGCTGCCGACGTAGACCACGCCGCCGGCCACCACCGGCGACGAGTCCACAATGCCGCCGGTACGGAAGGCCCAGCGCTGCTCAGTGGAGGAGCTGTTGTCGAGGATCTTCCAGGTGGTGAGGGCGGTTCCGGCGGCGAGCGCGGTGCCGGTTAGGGAGAACAGAGCACGGCGCCGGGACATGAGCGGCTTGGGTCCGGGGAACTGGCCGTGCGGCGGAGGTGTGGGGTCAGCCGACTGTGGTGCCGGGACGGATGGGCTGGGGACGTCAAGGGCGGGCTGTCCCCCCGTCCGGGGGGCCTGATGCACCCCCGGTGTCGCCGGGGCAGCGGAAAATGCGGGTTGGGGTGTCTCCGGCAGTGTGGAGGCCACCGAAACGCCGGCGCCGGGCCAGGTTGCCGCAGGCGGCGCGGGGGGCATCGCCGGGGGTGGGGTACGAGGCAGGGCGGTGGTGGCGTTCTCCTGGACGAGCTGGGTGACCGGGTCGGGCATCCAGCTGGGCTCGGTCAGCAGTGTGGCGGCGTCCGCCTCGCTCTCCCCGCCCGTGCTGCCCGCGGCGGTCAACCGGTCGAGCAGGGCGGCCACGGTGGGACGCTGGTCGGGGAGTTTGGCCAGGCAGGCGGCAACCACCTCGCGCAGCTCGGCAGGGAGGGCGTCGATGTCGGGCTGTTCGTGCACAGCGCGGTAGTGCAGGGCATGTGGGGTGCCCGTGCCAAACGGCCCTGTGCCGGTGGCGGTGTAGGCCAGCACCGCGCCCAGGGCGAAGACGTCGCTGGCGGGTCCGATGGGCCGGCCGGTGAGCTGTTCGGGGGACATGAAGCCGGGGGTACCGATCGTCATGCCGGTGTGGGTCAGCATGCTGGCCTCGCTCGCGACCGAGATGCCGAAGTCGATCACCCTCGGGCCGTCGGGGGCGAGCAGCACGTTGGAGGGTTTCAGGTCGCGGTGGACGACCCCGGCCGCGTGGATCGCCTCCAAGGCCTCGGCCAGCCCCGCGCCGAGCGCCAGGACAGACTGGGCTGGCCAGGGCCCGTGTGCGGCGATTGCCTCCCCCAGCGACACGCCGGGCACGTAGACGGTGGCCAGCCAAGCCGGGGAGCCGTCCGGGTCAGCGTCGACTACCCCGGCGGTGAAGGCCCCGTTGACCCGCCGAGCAGCGGCGACCTCGCGGGCGAACCGACGCCGGAATTCGCCGTCTTGCGCCAGCTCCGGACGCACCACCTTCACCGCGACCGGACGCCCGCCTCGCGAGCGCGCCAAAAACACCTGGCCCATGCCGCCCGCGCCGAGCCGCGACACGATCCGGAACCGCCCCACCTGCCGCGGGTCCCCCGGCTCCAGAACCTCGAACCCCGCCACCCCGCACCCCCGAATGCTGCACAGCCGCAGACGGCCGCTGTGACGCCGCATCATGCCAGAGGCGTTCTTCCCTTCGTACCGTAGGGGCTGTGGCCAAAGGGGAAGCCGGGAGCCACGGCGGACAGGAGGCAGAAGTTCGACGTGGAGTTCCGTAGGGGGCCGTGCGGATCGTGACCGAGAGCGGCAAGTCGGCCGCGCAGGTCGCGCTTGATCTCGGGGTCAACGTGAATCCACACCCGGCGCAAGATCTGCACCGCCGGCAGCTTCCGCAGCTACTCCGGCGCATCGATAGACCGCAACGAGCAGCACCCGGTCCTCGAAGGGCAGGCTCCACGGCCGGCCCCGGCGTACTTCGTCGGCGCCCTCACGGCGCAGTGCGGTCACCAACGTGCCAAAGCAGCGCGAGCTCAGCCCGGTGAACGGGGCTGTCCAGGAAGGCTCCGGCGTCGTGATCACACCAGTCACGCGGTGATCATCCCACTGAGGCGCTGGCCGGCAGGCGCGTTGTCCATCGAGCTGTTGACACCGTCGGTACCCGTTCGAAGTCCCAGCAATGAGTCGCTGGGCTTCTATGCCGGCATGGTGTCTGAGGAAGCCGGGCCGGTGACGCGGAGCACGAGCTTGGTTCCGCCGGTGAGGCCCCTCGAGGACCGGTCGAAGGCGCCGGGGCCCTCATCAAGGGGAAGTACCTCCGTGGGCAGGCCGAGTACGCCGTCGCGGAGCCGGCTGGCGAGGACAGCGAGAGTCTCTGCGTCCGGACGGACGTAGAGATCGGCCGAAGCGAGTTCAGCGCTCGCGGCCGGGGCGTCCGAGGTGATGGAGCACAGTCGGCCACCCGGGCGGACAAGTTCCCCGGCGGTGGCGGCCGTTCCGGGGGCTGCGGCGAGCGCCGCGTCGAAGACGCGCCCGACCTCGCGCGGCCAGGCGGGGCGGCGGTAGTCGATGACGTCTGTCGCGCCCAGGCGGCGCAGCCGGTCGAAGGAGCGGGGGGACGCCGTCGCCGTCACACGGACTCCGGCCGCGACCGCGAGTTGCAGGACGAGGGCGCCGGTCACTCCCGCTCCGTTCGTCACCAGCAGGTGCATGCCGCTGGACAGGTCCAGCCAGTCCAAGGCCTGGCAGGCGGTCAGGCCGTTGACGGGGAGGGCCGCCGCCCGCGCCGGGTCCAGGCCTTCGGGCAGAGGTGCCGCGTCCGCGGCTCGCAGCAGCACCTGCTCGGCCCACAAGCCGCTGTGACCGGGCAGCGGAGCACTGTGGGCCAGCACCAGGTCACCCACGGCAGGGGCCGTGACATCCGGCCCCACGGCGACGACACGACCTGCGCCCTCCACCCCGAGGGCCGCCGGAAAGCGCAGGCCCACGTCCCATCCACCGGAGGCAAGCAGCCGGTCCCAGGGGCCGACCCCGGCGGCCAGGACGTCGAGCAAGATCTCGCCTGGCCCGGGTGACTGGGGCCTGGGCAGCCGTAGCGACTGGACCGGACCGGACATTTCGGCGACCCCGCAGGCCCGCATCCGTGCATCAGATGGCTCCGACTGCGGCATGACGCCTCCGGGGAGAATGGACTCCACCCGAGTGTGCACTGCCGTGCTGACGCAGCGTCGGTCGCCACGCGCATCAGCGGTGAAGCGTCTCACCCCAAACGCCTGAGTCGGCATCGCCCATCAGTTACGGGACAGCGCTTTAGGCCGAGGCGTCCGGTCGGGCGGGACGCCACGGAGCGAGTGGATCGAACCCGAGCAACTCGATCTTGTGTGCCCTCACGGACGCCTTCGGCTCGTGCGCCAGGTACGGCGGATATGACAGCGCCAGATCTGCCGCAGGTGGATTGCTCATGTAGTCGGCCTTCGGGCAGCCCTGCACGTGCGGACATTCCTCCACGGTCCGGTTGCACAGCTTGCACAGAAGGCCGCGCACCTTGCCCGTGGCGTAGTCGTGATCCACCATCGCCCCTGGTAGCGCACCGCACAGGTGGCAGTCTGGCCCGAGGGCTTCGACCAGGGCCGCGCGCAGCCGCCGGACTACGGCCGTCCTGGCCGGGGGCGGAGGCCAGTAGTGCATGGTGACGGTGTAGTTGTCGCTATGGCAGCGCTGTGCCGGCGGCAGGGAAGCCAGCGGCACGGCCTCAGCGGTGGCCTGGACGAACCAAATGCGCTCGACGGACCCGTGCGTCCCGCCGGCGCGGTAACCCTCGGCCAAACCCTCGTCGGTCTCCGTCCACGAGCAGATCTGCCGGTGCTCCCATCCCTGCTCGGTGCGGCCTTTGGCGCAGAGCATCAAACCGTCGCTCATCAGGTGGAAGCGGCCGTCTTTCCCGAGCACGGCCACTCGGGGCGAGGAGGGTTTGGGCACGCCGGACAGGTGGCACGGCTGGCCCGCCTGCTCCCGAACCATCTGCTCAACTCCGTGTTCGCCGAAGTGGGCGAACTCCCACATCAACTTCGCCCGGCGGTACGGGGGAAGGTCATCCAAGGACGGCATGAGCGCATCCTGCCGGGCAGCACTGACAATTTGTGCGCGGGGTCAATCAGGCCGGTGGACCGGGCGGCCCGGTCCGCGAGCAGCACACGGGTTGGGTGGCTGCGGTTGTGGCTACACTGATCGACGGCGCGGGGGCGCTGCTGCTGGAGGACTGGATCCGCATGGACAGGCTGCTGCCCGCCCCCCGTACGCCCGTCGGCTACCGGCGGGATGGCCGGCCCATCTTCCCCATCGTGGGCGCGGACCCCACCGACCCGTCCAACCAGCAGCTCCCGCCCGCCCCGATCCCGGCCGCGCCTGCGGCGCCGCCGCTGGACCAGGAGGCGCTGACCCGGCTCCTGGCCCGCGAGAAGCAGCAGGGCGCACGCGCCGGGGTCCGCGAACTCATCGAGCAGCTGGGGTTCACCAAGGCCGACGAGCTGACCGCGTTCGTGCAGCAGCAGCGCGACGCCCAGACCGCGGCCCTCACGGAGCTGGAGCGGCGCGAGCAGGCCGCCGCAGAGAAGGAGACCGCCGCGGCGCAGCGTGAGGCGCAGGCTGTGGCCCGTGAGCGGGCAGCGGCACGCCGTGCCGTCCTCGTCGGGCTGGGTGCGACCGGCGCTGACCTGAAGGACGCCGAACTGCTCCTGGTCGTCGAGGACGACGCCGACGAGCAGGCCCTCACCGAGGCGGCGGAGGCGTTGAAGGCGCGCAGGCCGGAGCTGTTCGGCACTGCTGGCCCTGCTGTGCCGCCTGCCGCGCCCGGAGGCTCCCCGGCGGGCGGCCCGCCGCCGCGAGGCAGCAACATGCCCAAGCCCGGCCAGCACGGCGCGGAGATGGCCCGCCAGCGCGGCTTCCTGACGGGCAACTGAGACCTCCCACCGGCGGGTCAAGGCCGGATCCGGGGACCACGCCCCCTTCCTCGTGGACGACGCCACCAGCCGGTGAGCGGACGATCACCCGCTTCGTCGCGTCCACGGGAGGACCCATGACCGTTCAGCCGGTCACTACCACCCTGAACCTGACAGCCGACCGGTCCTGGCTGGCCAGCCTGCACGGCACTGACTCGGTCGACTCGATCACCCTCGACATGAGCACGTTCACGTCCGGCACGCACTACGTGCCGTCGACCGACACGAGCATTCCCTACTCGCGGTTCCTGTCCGGCATCCCCGTCGGCAAGATCACCGCCTCGGGCCTGTACGGCCTCTACAAGACCGACGCCACCGACGGCCGCGAGAAGCTCGCCGGGTTCGTGTTCGCCGAGGTGCTGTTCGCACCGGCGCAGACGAAGGTCCCGGCCGCGCTGCTGTGGCACGGCTCGGTGAAGACCGCGAAGCTCCCGATCTCCGTCGCCCCGGTCGCCCCGTCCGCCAGCTGCCAGATCCGCTTCGTGTAAGGAGGCCCTGTCGATGACCGTTCAGGACCTGATCAAAGACATCAGCGTGGCGGACCTGACGACGTTCGCCCGCTACATTCCCACCCCGGCCGACTTCCTGCTCACGCAGACCGTGTTCGCCAAGGTGTCCGTGCAGGACGTCATGTGGCGGATCAAGCAGACCGGCCGCTACGTGAATGCCGCGAAGTACCGCGCCTTCGACGCCTCCGTGCCGTTCGCGGACCGGCAGGCGTGGCAGACGTCCACGCAGGGCATGCTGCCGTCCCTCGGCCAGAAGCTGATGGTGGGCGAGGTCGAGCTGCTGCTGCAGGAGGCGGCCCGGGGCGCGGACGCCTCCCGCCTGGAGCAGCTGCTGTACGACGACGTGGAGCGGCACGTCGAGGCCATCAACTCCCGTCTGGAGCTGGCCGCCGGCGACGTCCTCGTGGACGGCAAGTTCTCCCTGCAGGGCGAGAACGGGCTCACCCAGGAGGTCGACTACAACGTGCCGGCGGCGAACATGCCGGTGGCGCCGAAGCCGTGGTCGGATCCGACGTCGGACCCGATCGCGGACGAGCTGCGCTGGATCGACCACCTCGACGACATCGGCGCGCCCACGCCCGAGGGTGTGTTCACCTCGCGGCGTGTGTACTCCTACCTGGGCGGCAACAACGCCTACCGGGCCGCCTACTACGGCAGCGTGAACCCGTCGACGACGCCGACGGCGACGCTGACGCCGCAGCAGGTCGACGTGGTGCGCGGCAACTACAGCCTGCCGCCGATCACCCTCTACAAGGGGCAGGTCCGTGTGGACGGCGTCTCCACGAAGTGCCTGCCGGACGACCGGTGGATCATGCTGCCGCCGGACCGGGCGAAGTGGGGGCAGACCCTGTACGGGACCACGGCAGAGTCGCTAGTGCTGTCGCGGGGCGGCAACCCGGCGATCGCCCGCGAGGACGCCCCGGGCCTGATCATCACCCGTGGCGGCAAGGACGACCCGGTACAGCTGTGGACCAAGGGCGCGGCGGTCGCGATGCCCGTCCTGTACTCGCCGGACTGCCACATCACTGCGAAGGTGCTGTGACATGGGGCGGCGACTGGCGGCAGCGGTGCACGTGCAGCACCCGCAGACGGCCGAATGGCTGATCCTGCAGCCCGGTGACGAGCCGGACGAGGACCTGGCCGAGACCATCACCAACCCGGCCGCGTGGGAGCCCGACGAGGACGAGGAGGGCGCCGACAGCGACAGCGACCGGGAGTCCGCTGCGCTGAGGGAGACGGAGCCGACCCCGGCCCCGGAGCCGGCGCCCACACCCGAAACTACGTCCGAGCCGACGCCCGCGCCTGCAGCCACGCCCGAGCCGGAGGCAAAGCCCACCCGGACCCGGGCCCGCAAGCAGGCCGAGTAGTAACCCGGCCAGGCCCGGCCCGGCACCCCTATGCGGCGGGGGTGCCGGGCCGCTCTCTCTTCCCGGAAGGACACGCCTGTGGACTCCGCTGTCCTCGCCTGGCTCCTGGCGCAGCTCGGCCCCGCCACCGACCAGAGCGACCTCGAGACCCGCTACACGCGGCTCGGCTCCGCCAAGGCTGTCGCGCTGGAAGTGCTCTCCGAGCGGCGGGCGGCGCTGCTCGCCGAGCCCCTGCAGCTGACCGTGAGCGGTGTCGCCACCCTCGACCAGTCCAACAACCTCACCGGCCTGGAACGGCAGATCGCCTTCGTGCAGGATGCGACCGCGCCTGATGAGCCGGATGGCGGGGACGCCCTGGTCGTGGCCCCGCTGCGGCGTGCCCACGGCTGGCGGCGGTAGTGGGCTACGAGTTTCCACCGCTGACGCCCGGCGACGCCGAGACCGTCGCGGCGCGTGTCGCTGCGGTGCTGGAGGACGCCTGGCAGCGCCTGGCCGCGCACCAGGCCGCCGTGATCGCGGCAATCGGCGACAACGCCCGGTCCCGGATGGTCGCCGACCGGCTCGCCCAGTTCCAGGCCGCCATCGTCGACTTCCAGTGCCGCGTGGACGTGGAGGCCCTCGCGTTCGTGTCCCGGCAGCTGCCCCACCTGTACGAAGAGGGGGCGCGTGCTGCGGCGCGCGCGGCCAGCGGGCACTTCACGTGGACGCTGATCCACCGTGAGGCTCTGCAGTCGCTGGCGTCGGACTCCTACGCCGACTTCCTGCGCCGCTCCGAGGAGCAGCAGCGCATGGCGGCCCAGTTCTACCGGGCCGTGCGGGACGCGGCCCGGCGGGAGGTGCCGCAGCTGGCGGCAGGCCACACCACCGCCCTGCAGGCGGCGAAGGCCCTCGCGGATCGGCTGGCCGCTGAGCATCAGCTGACGTACGTGATCTACCGCAATGGTGCCCGGATGCCGGTGCAGGTATGGGCGGAGGCCGCCACCCTCGCCAAGAGCGCCGTCGCCTACAACGCGGGCACCCTCAACCGGGCCCGCGAGGCGGGCGTGCAGTGGATGGAGGTATTCGACGGCGTCGACTGCGGCTGGACCAGCCACAAGGACCCCGACAAGGCCACAGGCACGCTCCGGACGATCGAAGAGGCCGCGGCGTGGCCAATCTCCCACCCGCGGTGCACGCGCGCCTTCGGACCCCGGCCCTACCAGATGCCCGAGGGCCAGCCGACGCACTCGTGATCACCGGGCCGGAATAGCACCCCGTGCGCCGAACCGCTTCAGCTTGCATGGTGTCCGTATGAGCGCACTCTGGTCGGGCTACATCTCGTTCGGCCTGGTCACTTCTCTGAACTACGACGAGCGATCAGGCGGTTGACGCGAGCAAGGCCCTTCTGCGTCACACCCCACATGGAGGTAGGGGCACATTACGCCCAACCATGTTGGGTGCGTCGGTAGACAGCGACGTCCCTGTTGCTGGCCACGATGATGTCGCCAGATCGGGTCAGCGCAAGGCGCTTGATGCTGTCGAGGAAGATCGCAGCTGTGCTTGATCCCGAGCCTAGGTTCCACACGCGTACGGTGCCGTCGGAGCTGCCGGTGACGGCAGTGGGGCGGCCGTCCAGGTCCGTGCACGCCACCGCGAGCACCGCGTTGGTGTGGCCGGTGAGGGGTTTGCCGAGGGGGCGGCCGGTGGCCAGGTCCCACACCCGCACCGTGCCGTCATTGCTTGTGCTGACGGCGGTGGGGCGGCCGTCCAGCTCCGTGCACGCCACCGAAGTCACCATTTCGGTGTGGCCGGTGAGGGGTTTGCCGAGGGGGCGGCCGGTGGCCAGGTCCCACACCCGCACCGTGCGGTCAGAGCTGCCGGTAACGGCAATGGGGCTGCCGTTCAGGTCCGTGCACGCCACTGTGTTGACCAGGTGGGTGTGGCCGGTGAGGGGTTCACCGACGGGGCGGCGGGTGGCCAGGTCCCACACCTGCACCGTGTCATCCCAGCTGGCGGTGATGGCGGTGGGGCGGCCGTTCACCTTCGTGCACGCCACCACGAACACCGGGTCGGTGTGGCCGGTGAGGGGTTTGCCGAGGGGGCGGCCGGTGGTCAGGTCCCACACTCGCACCGTGTGG